AGCGCCGCCGACCTCATCAAGCTGATGAGCCGCGCGCTCGACAAGATTCCGAACCTGAACTTCGGCAAGCCGGTGTTCTACATGAACCGCACCGTGTACTCGATGCTGCGCATCCAGGCCCTGAACAAGAGCCAGAACGTGCTGGCCGTCGAGAAGGGCCTCAACCAGTTCGGCACCGCCGCGAACTGGCTGTCCTTCGAGGGCGTGCCCCTGCGCAAGGTCGACGCCCTGCTGAACACCGAGGCCCGCGTGGTCTGAAGCTGATGCGAGGGGCCCCGGCCCCTTGCTCGCATGCGAACCGAACACTGAAAGGAACCTCCGAAATGATTACCGACCAACTCCTCCGCGTGTCCAACGCCCAGGCCGTCACCACGACCGCCGTGTCCACCGATACCGTCGACCTGGGCGTGGCCCGCGACATCGGCTCCGGTGAAAACCTGTTCATGCACTTCACCGTGGGCACCGCCTTCGCCGGCGGCACGTCCACCGAAATGCAGGTGATCGGCAGCGCCAGCGCCGACCTGAGCTCCCCGACCGTGCTGGGCAGCTCGGGCGCCATCGCGACCGCTGGCCTGACCGCCGGCAAGCGTGTGGCCGTGCGCGTGAACCCGCAGATCGGCAGCAACGGCCTGCGCTATTTCGGCGCCCGCTACGTGGTCGTCGGCACCAACTCCGCCGGCACCGTGACCGCGGACGTCGTGCATGGCGTGCAGGACTCCAAGGCTTACGCCTCTGGCTTCACCGTGGCCTGATAGGAGATCGGCATGGCGAAGTACCGCGTCCTCACCAAGTCCTTCATCAACAACACCATCGTCGAGGCTGGTGCGCTGGTCGCCTACGACGGCAAGCCCGGCTCGAACCTGGAGCTGGTCGAGGGTGACAAGCCCGAGGCCAAGCAGGCGAAGGGTAAGGGCAAGGGCGCGGCGCCTGCCGCCTCCGATGCCGGCGACGCCGGCGCCGACCTGGTGTAAGGGTCCGATCCGTCTTTCTTAGCAGGAAGGCCATTCGGGGGGCTGCGCGTGAAAACGTCGGCCCCCCTTCTTTTTGATTGAAGGGGTGCGCGATGGCGTCCGAAGTCGATATTTGCAACCTGGCCCTGTGGCACCTGGGCGACAACGCCACCGTGGCCTCGCTCGATCCGCCCGAGGGCAGCGCCCAGGCCGAACACTGTGCGCGGTTCTACCCGCTCGCGCGCGACGCGATCCTGGAGCTGCACGACTGGAACTTCGCCACCCGGCGCGGCCAGCCGGCCCAGATCACGAGCCCCTGGCCGCAATGGAAGTACGCCTACGTGCAGCCCGCGGACTGCCTGCGCGTGCTGGCCGTGCTCGACCCCGAGGCGACCGACGACTTCAGCATGAGCATGCCGAACCACGGCATGGCGCAGTACACCCCGCAGCCCTTCGTGTGCGAAACCGACGAGGAGGGGCGCGAGATCATCCTGACGAACCAGGAGAACGCCCTGGTGCGTTACGTCGCCTATGTAAGCGACACGACCCGGTTCACGCCGCTGTTCGTCACGACCCTGACCTGGCACCTGGCCTCGCTGCTCGCGGGCCCGGTGATTAAGGGCGACGCCGGCCGCGCCGAGGGCAAACGCTGCGCGGCGATGGCCGCGACCATGCTGGTGCAGGCCAAGAACTCCGATTCGAGCCAGCGCCGCGTGAACCCGACGCACTCGGTCGGCTGGATGGCGAACCGCTGAAGGGGACGACATGGCCAACGTGCGCACCTTCTCCCGATCCTTCGCCGGCGGCGAGGTCACGCCCGAGTTCTACGGGCGCATCGACGACGCCAAGTTCCAGACCGGCCTGGCCAAGTGCCTGAACTTCTACCCGCTCCCCCACGGCCCGGTGTCGAACCGGCCGGGCTTCGGCTTCGTGCGCGAGGTCAAGACGAGCTCGCGCAAGACCCGGCTCATCCCGTTCTCGTACTCGACGACCCAGACGATGGTCCTGGAGTTCGGCCACGAGTACGTCCGGTTCCACACGAACGGCGCCACCTTGATGAACGGCGCCAGCCCCTACGAGGTCGCGACGCCCTACGCCGAGGCCGACCTGTTCGACATCCATTACGTGCAGTCGGCCGACGTGCTGGCGCTGACCCACCCCGGCTACATGCCGCGCGAGCTGCGCCGCCTGGGCGCCACGCAATGGGTGCTGGCCCAGATCGCATTCGCCTCGCGCCTGGCCCCGCCCTCGGGTGTGACGGCCACCGCGACGCCAGGCACGACGCCCGGCACCCCCACGACCTGGACCTACGTGGTCACGTCCGTCGCCCCCAACGGCCTGGACGAGTCCACCTACTCGGCCGTGGCGTCCTGCTCGAACAACCTGTTCGACGACGGCGCCTACAACACCATCTCCTGGACCGCCGTGGCGGGCGCGCAGCGCTACTACGTCTACAAGTTCTCCCAGGGCGTGTACGGCTTCATCGGGCAGACCCAAAGCACGTCCTTCCAGGACAACAACATCGCGGCCGACGTGTCCGTCACGCCGCCCGAGGCGGCCAACCCGTTCCTGGGCGCGGGCAACTACCCGGCGGCCGTGTCGTACTTCGAGCAGCGCCGCGTGTTCGGCGGCACGCTCAACGCGCCGCAGACCATCTGGATGACCAAGAGCGGCACCGAGTCGAACCTGAACTACTCGGTGCCCACGCGCGACGACGACTCGATCACCTTCCGGGTGGCCGCGCGCGAGGCCAACACCATCCGGCACGTCGTGCCCTTGGCCAACCTGATCCTGCTGACCAGCTCGGCCGAGTGGCGCGTGACCTCGATCAACACCGACGCGATCACCCCCAGCTCGATCTCGGTCAAGCCCCAGAGCTACATCGGCGCGAACAACGCGCAGCCGGTGGTGGTCAACAACAACCTGATTTTCGCGGCCGCGCGCGGCGGCCATGTGCGCGAGCTGGCCTACTCGATGCAGGTGGGCGGCTACCTCACCGGCGACCTGTCGATCCGCGCGCCGCACCTGTTCGACAACTTCGAGATCCAAGACATGGCCTTCGCCAAGGCCCCGCAGCAGGTCATCTGGTTCATCTCCAGCACCGGCAAGCTGCTGGGCCTGACCTACGTGCCCGAGCATCTGGTGGGCGCCTGGCATCAGCACGACACCGACGGCGCCTTCGAGTCCGTGTGCGTCGTGGCCGAGGGCAGCGAGGACGTGCCCTACGTGGTCGTGCGCCGCACCGTCGGCGGCCAGACCCGGCGCTACGTCGAGCGCATGGCCAGCCGCGCCTTCGTCAACCCGGCCGACGCCTTCTTCGTCGATTGCGGCCTGACGTACTCCGGCGCGCCGGCCGACGAGATCTCGGGGCTCGGCCACCTTGAGGGCAAGACCGTGAGCATCCTGGCCGACGGCGCCGTGCATCCGCAGCGCGTCGTCACGGGCGGGGCCATCACCCTGGACGTGGAGGCCAGCAAGGTCCACGTCGGCCTGCCCATCACCGCCGACCTCCAGACCCTGCCCATGGCGTTCGAGTCCGAGGGCTACGGCCAGGGGCGCATGAAGAACGTCAACCAGGTGTGGCTGCGCGTGTTCCGCTCCAGCGGCATCTTCGTGGGCCCGACCGCCTCCGAGCTGGTCGAGGCCAAGCAGCGGACCATCGAGCCCTACGGCTCGCCGCCGGCGCTCAAGTCCGAGGAGATCCCGATCATGCTCACGCCCGCCTGGCGCGACTCGGGCCAGATCTACGTGCGCCAGTCGGACCCGCTGCCGCTGACCGTCGTGTCCATGACGCTGCAATCGTCGCTGGGCGCCTGAGGTGCGCGTAGCCCCGGCGCACCGTCTTAGGCTCGAACAACCTAGAACCCGCCCGCGACGATGGCTACCACCGCACCCTCTGCTGGATCTTCGCTGCTGAACGCCTCGAGCGTGACGGCCGTGCAGGGCATCGGCCTCATCACGTCGGCCATCGGCAGCTACTACGCGGCCGAAGGCCAGAAGGCGCAGCAGCAATACCAGTCGGCCATCGGCATCCTCAACGCCGCCCTGGCCGAGTCGGATGCGACGCTGCTGGACCTGAACGCCAGCATCAGCGAAACCCAGGCGCGATTCGCCCTCATGCAGGGCCAGCGCGAGGAGCAGAAGGTCCGCCTGCGCACCGCGCAGATCAAGTCCACCCAGCGCACGGCCATGGCCGCCAACGGCGTGGACCTGGGCGTGGGCTCGGCCGCGCGCGTGCTGGCCTCGACCGACTACATGGGCGAGCTGGACGCCGGCCAGGTGCGCGCCAACGCGGCGCTGCAAGCCTTCGGCTACCGCGTGCAGGCGACGAACCAGAAGTTCGCTGCCATGAGCGCGCGCACCCAGGGCGTGAACTACCGCGCCGGCAGCGCCTTCGCCGCGGCCTCGGCCTCCGGCATTTCGCCCATCGCCGCGGCCACCAGCACGCTGATCGGCGGGGCCGGCCAGGTCGCGCAGAACTGGTATCGCCTCAACCAAGTGGGAGCCATTCCCTAATGCCCCGCGTCCCCACCTACGACAACTTCACCGTCGAGCAGGCCAACCTGCCCAACGTCGCGCTGCGCCCGCCCGGCGCGCGCCTGGATGCCCCCTGGTCGGCCGAGCAGGCCACCCAGCCCGGCCGGCAGATGATGCGCACGGGCGAGGCCCTGACGCGCGCCGGCGACTCGATGACCCAGATCGTCGTGGACGAGGTGCGCCAGGCCAACCAGGTGCGCGTCAACGACGCCCTGAACCAGGCCGCCAAGGCCCGCCTGGACCTGACGTTCGACCCCAGCCAGGGCTTCATCAACCTGCGCGGCGAGAACGCCCTCAAGCGCCCCGGCGACCGGCCGCTGTCCGACGAGTACG